TAGCCACTCCCACCCTTATAGTCGGTATAACGGCAACCGTCGCGGCCTTTGTAATTCCTATCGCTAGGGCTAGTTTTCCTAAATGTTCTCCCCACCACAATATACTATCGCGATTATTTTTTAAAATATCGGCAAACCCTTTTATCGCCCCGCTTATCGTTTGCGTCGCACCCGTTACTTCGTTTATATCGCCTACGATTAGATTTATTTCTGTTCTTAGATCGGTAAATGCCTTGCCGACGGTTACGGGCATTTGCGCAAAATCGCTATCTATTTTACTTTTGACCTTTTCAAATGCGCCGCTTAAAGCTTCGGCGGTTAATTTGCCCTCGCTACCTAGTTCACGCAGTTTACCGACGTTTACGCCCAAGCCCTCGGCCATATACCGCAAGAGCGTCGGGCTAGCCTCGGCGATAGAGTTAAACTCGTCGCCTTTTAACGCGCCGCTACCCATAGCTTGACCGAATTGCTTTATCGCTGCCGCTGCTTCCTCTGCGCTAGCTCCGCCTAATTGTAGGGCCTTGGTAAAGCTCGATACCATATTGTTGGTATCTTCGGTGCTTTTGCCAATATTTTTAAGAGCCGGGGCTAATTTTGCGTATAAATTTATAGTTTCTTTGATGTCGGCGTGCGTATCTCTAGCGATAGCGTGTAGGGCTTTTTGTTGTTTTGCGTATTCGGCAGCCGAGCTAGTAGCCATTTTTAGGCGCGAATTTACTAGGCTCATATCGTCAGCGACTTTGACAAACTCGCGTAGCATTGCAGAGCTTGCTACAGCGGCAATGGCTACTTTTAGCCCTGTAAATGAGCTAGCTAACCCTTGCGCCGACTTCTCGGCTTTTTTCGCTTCGTTGCTTATGGTGTTTAAATCGCTCTTTAGCTTGTCCGCGCCCTCAACTTTGGCACTAATGATCAAGCTTGCGGTTTCGGTCATAATTCGCCCCTTTTTTAATCTAGGGCAAATTGTATATGAAATTTAGGGGGGCGTTGGTTTGGTAAACTAAAGATTTAGTTTGCTTTTAGTATCTTTTTTGCCTTTTTATGATATATTTAGCATCTCAAATAAATTAAATTAAGTATGGCAGTATGAATACTCAATCAACTTTAGATATTTTTGATAGAATAACCGAACTATTCAAAGATCAGCCGTGCTTTTTATCCAATGTTCTTATTTTTATTATTGCTTGCGTCTTTGCTTATCTTGTTATTAAATTAAACTATAAACACGCAAAAAAGCTTGAAGAAACAAGAATGAGACAATTTCAAGAACTTTCAAAAGGGAGGAAGAAAAAATGACTAGTTCTTTAATTGCGGCATTAGTTTTATGTGCCGGAATAACATTACTTTTAGTCAGATACCACCAAACGACGACTAAACTCTCCCTTGAAAAAAGATGGGAATTGGTTAACCTAATAAAAGAGGTTGAATCCGACGATGGTTACAGCGAAGATTTTAAGCAACTGCTTTACGCAATGTTCACAGACTCCGTTGATAAAAATATATTCCCTTCGGCCTTATGGTTTATGATTAAAATGATGCTAACAGATAAAAAAGGTTTTTATGAGAAAAGAGACGCTTTTGCGGCAAAAATAAAAAATAGCCAAAAAGAACTTGAAACATACAAGAAAGGTTTTTCTCTTGCACTCAAAATAAATATGCTTGCTGCGCCGCATTGGTATATACTTTTTGCAATTGTAGCAATATTGTTTACTATTATAATGTTGATTGTGGGCGCAATATTTGAAAAAACTACAAATATTTTTAAAAAGGCGGGCAAAGCGCTTGACGATACTACTTTGGCAATGCCAACATTGCTAACGCAACGCTAAAAAGTAGCCTTTAAAAAAGACTACTTCGCAAATTTTGCCATTATAGATGAAAAGCTTTTTGGATTAAACTCGCCCATATAAGGCGCGTATGCGTGCTTATCGGTGTTATTCCGCTCGCCGCAATAAACGGTACTTAGTTTTTGTAGCGTCACTATCTCCCACGGGCTAAATTTAGCCCCCGTTAGATCGCAGTATGCTTTTATCTCGCCGTAATCTATCGGCACTGCGCCATACCCGCCGCTTCTTGCGAAATTTAACTCCGACAAAGCGTTTATAAGGTGTTCGCCCCAACTTAGGGGCGGATAAATTTGCTCGCACTTGGCCCCGCGACACTCTTTGGCATCGTCGGGCGTCGTGCTATAAAAGGCAAACTGCCGCACCCATAGCGACAGCTCGTCCTCTACTTTTTTAAAAAATTCTTAGCGTCCTCCGTAAAGCGCTCCACTTGACCTGCGATGATTGGGTAAGCCTCATATAAGCGCACGGCCTCCTCACGACTGAATTTAAGCTCTTTATCGCCCTCGCTGATGCCTTTCCAGCCCACAGTAAGCCCCGCTAGTATCTCGCTTTGAGATTTGGCTAGAGTGCCGTCTGCGTTCGTTTTTCTAAGGGCTTCGAGAAATACCTCGCGCCCTTTTCTACTATGAAAGCTTAACACCTTGATCTTGATGTCGGTCGGTTTATTGTCAAGATCGAGTATGGTTAGCTCGACGCCGGTCTCGCCCGCTGAAATATCGAAATTTTTTAAGTCCATAACTTACCTTTACGCCGCAGCTTCGATTAGTTTATCAAGGCGAGTTATTTTGATAGTAGCCGGCACTCGCACTACGTCGCCTTTGGCTATGCTCACGCCCGTTTTTATATTAATAAACTCGCCCGTAATATACGTCGGATGCTTGCTTGCTCCCGTTTCGGGTTCGTCGCTGCCTACTATGATAAACTGCTTGCGCTGTTTTTTATCAAACATCTCGCTTAGCTCTTTTACGCCGTTATCCTGACCCGCTTTATAAAAAAGCTTTAGTTCGGTCTCGCCGTAACTTACCGAGCCTTGCGATACCGCGACCGCATCCTCATCTATACATTTGTATTCGTTGGTTTCGCGGGTTTTCGTAAAGTCGCCCAAGTCCTCTAAATACGCTATGCGTTTTGTTTGCCCGCTAGTAGCTAGCGCGGTTTTGATTTTAGTCGCATCACCTAAATCAACGTCAGTATCGCAAATGTAAAATTTGGTAAGCTGCGCGTCGGTAACTTCGAGATTTGCTGCCATTTTTACTCCTTGTAAGTTTTAAAATAAATAGAAACGGCCACGCCGTAGCGATCGCCGTCAACTCCTAGTATCTTTACCTCCGTAGGGCTGTAAATACACGTCTTAATGCCTGCGTGTTCAAATTTCGCCCCTACGCTAAAGGCTTTTTCATAAAGCCTCGCCCTCTCAAGAACGTTTTTAACGCCCTCGCCTGCCGGGTAGCGTAAGGTTATTTGAAACACGCCCAATACTTCTGAAATACTATCATCAATTATGGCCGCCTCTGGTTTGGCGGGTAAAAAATAAAGTTGCTGATAAGGCTTGCCGGCTTTTGGACTAAACGTAGTATTTTCAAACGCCGTATCGATAGCCGGCGTAACCGCTAACACCGCTTTTTCTAAAGCTTGACGAATTCTAAGCACGTGCCGCCCTTTTTACTATTTGCTTCCAACGGATCGCATTGCGCCTTACCATACCTTGCGGAGCTTTTACCTTACTCCACCCCTCAAATTCTATGCGAAAGGCATAAGGCAAATTATTCGTAAAATAAAAAGTCTTATCTAGCGTTAGCTCATTTTGTGCGCATTTTTCCGCTCGATCGCCCGCTTCGTTTGCGGTCGCTTCTGTTGTCTCTGTACTTACCGCACCGACGCTAGGGAACCAATTATTTTTTAACCTACCCGTATCTACCGGCGTGTCGCTGATGATGTCCGAGGTTAGGTCGATGATTGATTTTTTAAAGATTTTCAGCACTTTTTCTTGAGCCTTTGCGCTAAAATTCTCTATCTGCCTATCAATCATTTCGCCACCCCGATTAGTTGATGTAGCGCCACGTCCTCGCCGCCCCATACCGCGTCATTGTATTTGATGGTATAGGAGCAGTGAGGAAACTCTATCACGTCGTTGTTTTGCGGCATAAATGGCAAAGTTTTGGCGGCTATCAAAATCACGTTATCGCCCTCGTTTAATAAGCTTTTTTCTATTAAATTTGAGTAGCTTTTCGCGCTATCGATATACGCCTTTACCTTGTATTCGCTTGTTTGCTCGGTCATCCCGCCCGTTTCGGGGTCGTAAATTTGCCCGCTTTTGCGCTTATACGTGCCTACTTTGCCGAATTTTTCGAGCAATTTAAACGCCGTGATCTTGGCTTTTTCGTTTAGCATCGCTCTAGCCTCATTATTATTGCGCTACTCGGTTTTAAAAACGGCTTCAAAAGGCTAGCTACGTAAGCGTATTTGGTAGCGGGGTCGGCGTTTTGTGCGTATTCCACCTCGATATTGCCCACCTTTTCTTTGGTGGTTAGCCGCTCGACGTCGCTCATTAGCTCGCCTGCGTTTGCCCTTATAGCTAGCTCGCAAACGGCAGATTTAAATTTAGCTGGCATTCCAAACGGTGAGCGCGGGAAACTCAAAGCCTGATCGGTCTTTAGCTTCTCGCCTTGCCATTTGTCGAAATATACCGCCTCTAAATAATCCGTCGCCTTGATAATGGCCGCCTCTTTGTCCGCGCTACCCAGCACTGCCCACGTTTGGTTACCGCGTGCCGAAAAATACTCATCGGCAAACTCGACCGAAACGTAAGCGTTGGCATTAGCTAACCCCGTGCCGTTCTCGGGTATCATTGTCCTAGCTTCTCTTTTATCGCGGCTTTAGTGCCGTCCACGTTAGTATATTCAACGCCCAAATGAGCCGCTAGCAGCTTCAGCTCACCCGCTTTTAACGTATCGAGCCTTGAAATCAGCTCGTCGTAATCGACTTCTTGCGTCGCGCCCTTTAAAGTCAAAGCAGGCGGGTCTTTTACCCCGTCGCCCTCGTCGAATTTAGCGTCGATGATTGTTAACCCTCGCTCTTTGGCTAGGGCTTTGACGTCCTCGTTATACTGAAACGTCGGGAATTCTACATACCAAATTTTAGCCATTTGTCGCCTCCTAGTTTTTAGCCGCGTCGCCTATTAGTAAGACGCCTGCGGTATCTTTATCGCTAGCTACGATCTTATCCCAGTTCGTGCCGGTGCCTAGTTTTGCGTTATCCGGGCTCTTGCCGCCGTTTGCCGTATCCCAAGAATAGCCTTTGAGCGATAGCCCAAATGTGTAATCGGCTTGGTAGGTCGTTTCTATGCGCTCTTTGCCGTTGTTGGTCTGAATATTCGTGATTAGATCGCCTGCGTCGCTTACTATCGCGGCACCAGTCGTTAGCGCCAAAACGTAGTCTTTATTCGGCGTTCCCGCTTTATACAGAGCCGGCGCATCCGTTACCACTATTCTACGCCCTAAAATCTCGACTATGCGCACGTTTTCGGCTTTAAATAGCTGTGCGGCGTTAGTTAAATTTTGACCGATTAGCTTGTGGAATACCACGCCCCTCATTATATTAGCCGTTATTGCCGCGCTTCTATCGCCGAATTTAGCATACGCGTTGTTTAGGTTAACTTGGTTTATACCGCCACTTGCGCTTACGTCGTTTACTACGCCCGCGTTATTGCCGATAGCCCCTACGAGCGCGGAGATGGCCGCGTTTAGCATATCGCTTATCATCGCCTCGCTCATATTTCTTGAAATCACTTCAAGCGCTACGAACGGGTCTTTTTTTATCCACGTTAGCTGCCCCGGCTCAAACACTACCGGTCCAAATCCTCCCGCTACTTTAACGGCGTTATCCTGCTCTTGTCTTAGGGTAGTAGCCGTAGCTGCCGCGTTAGCCGCGTATCTATCTACCCTGCGCTGTGCGGAGTGGATGCCTCTAAAAAAGCTCTCTTGCATAAAATCGCCGTCTATGCCCTGCGCGTTTAGAATTATCGTGCCGCCGCTTGCCGCGTTAAATTTCTCGATGTCTTGACTTAGCGTTTCGATCGTCGTGCCTGCTAGGTATTCTGAAAATACCTTCATATCGCTTAGTGCCATATTTTCATTCCTTTAAATTAAATTTCTCTTTTATCGCAGCTATTCGCTCCTCGCGAGTGCCGCCCCATTTAGCGCCGATATTTACGCTACCGCCGCCTCCGCTCGCTCCTCCGCCTTGACCTTGAGGCGCTGCTATGAAAGCTTTACCGTCTTTTTGCGCCCATTCGCTCACAAATTCGCTTATAGGCTTATCCGCGATATACGCTTTTAGCTCGCCCTTTTCATCTTTTAGGCTAGCATTGCCGCGCAAAAGAGCTTTGGCCGCTTCTAAAAACTCCGCCTTTACGCCCGCTTTTGCGAGATTATCGCTTAGCCCGGCGTCGATTAGATACTTATTTAGCGAGCCGTTAGCGTTAGCTAGATCGGCGTTTAGCTTTTTCGTATCGGTATCGTATTTTTTAGCAAGCTTGTCGTTTTGCTCTTTCAGCTCGTCAAATTTAGCTTCAAGCTCGGCGTATTTTTCGGCTTCTACCGCGTCGGCATTTTTAGCTTTTACCTTTTTAACTTCCGCCAAAAGCTCTTTGTTTTTGGCTTCCATTCTCTCTTTTTCGGCTTGCAAATCACTGACTTGCTGTTGTAGCTCCTCGATTGTCATTTTTCACGCTCCCACTAGGATAGATTTAAGGCACCGCCTTTGATAGAATAGTAACTTAAATTTTAAACGGGGTTGGTTTGGTGAAAATATTCTGAAAAAGTCCGAATTTGGCAAATCCTGCAGGATTTACTATTTTTGGACTTTTTCGCAGGATTTTTTGAGAGCACGAAAAAACAAAAAAAGTCAAGAGTAAAATTTACATCGAAATCGTTGTAAATAATTTTTTCTTACATCAAAAACGATGTATAAAATAAAATTTCTTGCGCTAGAAACGATGCAACTTTATAATTTTTGTAGTGAAAAATATGCTATAATACAAACAGCAGTAAGTGAAAGGTTTGAAAAATTAGCCTAGCACTCTTAGCAAGTGCATTATCGCCCCGTTCGGCACGCATTTTATGCGGATGTTCGTCCGTGAGAGGGGTGGGCGGTCTCTCCACTTATTGCTTTTTATACTTCTTCATATCTGCATCCCACGAGCGCTTATTAAGATGAAAAATCACTCCGTTGTTAGGGTTTATGCCGATGTCAATCATTTTCTTTTTCTTATCATCTATCGACTTTGCTATTATGAAACCGCCGCTACGACGCGTTGCGGGCTTGATAATATCGGGCGCGTTAAAAACATCTTTTATTATATTTACAATATCCGCTTTACCGTCAAACATTTCAGGGTGTTTATTAAATAGATATTCCAAGCTGCCTCGTATTTTATCTGTCTTAAGCCCTATTCGGCTTTTAATGCTTTTTGGTATATCAAAATGCTTAATATTTTCCTTTGAATATTCCCAAATTTTCTTTTTCTTGGCAAGTTCGCCCAAATCCAATACTCGCCCCTGCTGCGTTATCAAATCCCGCATAGTGATTTTGCCTTGCATAAATAGCTCGGCTCTGCCTTTGCCTAGCGTTTTTTCTATCGTTTCGGAGCTTTGAGTTTTTAGCCAGTCGTTAAACGTCATATCCTGCGGCACGTAGCCGTTCATACTTGACCTAGTGCGACCGCCTGCTTCGTCCATTCCCTCGACGCCTAGCTCATCCCAGCTTTTGGTTACGGGTATTATGGTGCTACGGCAATTAAAATGAGTATTTACGCGCGGTTTGCGAAACGGGAATTCGTGTCCGATAGGTTTGTAGTCTTTATCCCACGTTAGCCCGTCGTAGGCTCTACACAGCGCTGACGTGCGAGTATCTAGCGTGGCTTGATATTTGTAGCATTTTATTACGTCGTCATTTGCCTCAAAAAATGCTTGGCGAATTTCGCTTACTATCGCGCCCGCTCCGGTTAAGGCGATAGCAGTAGCGTCACGTTTATTTTTCTCTAAAACCTGCGCTATTCTTTGCGCCAACATCGGCGTAGTTTCGCCCAAACTCACGCCTATTTTTAATTCGCGTTCAAGGCGTTTTTTCTGATCGGCGTTTAGTCCGTTGTTCCACGCTTTGACGGTGGCACCCTCTAGTTGCGCGCTATCTACTAGCCGCTCGATGCTAGCCTCGGGCAATACGCTAGAAAACAGATTAAAACCTGCTAGCTCGTTGTAGCCTAGTAGATGGTCTTGCTCGTTTTGCGCTAAGGTTAAAAAATCCTTACGTAGATCGGGCGTTTTTAGGCTTTGTTTAAGGTCGCTTATCGTTTGGGCTAGATTATTCGTTACGTTTTTCTTTTTTAAAATTTGCGCCTGCAAATCTGCGATCATATCGTCGTAAAATTTAGCTACTTTTTTGCTTAGCCCGTTTTTTATTCGCTCGTGCAAAAGAGAGCGTGCGACTTCAATCTCGGCTATAAGTTGGTTAAACGGCTTCATCGCTCGGCGTCACCTGCGGGCGGGCTTGTTCTAGTTTAGCCTGATAGTCCTCGTAGCTTTGGATGGTTTCAGGCATTAGCTCGCCCTTTAAGAGCGCATCGTAAAGCACTTCGTTTGGAATATCCCCGCTTTGAATGCCGGCTATGATTTGGGCCAAAAGCTGCGGTTCAATCATAGTTAGGTTGTAGTCGGTATTTATCTCATAAATCAAATTCTCGCCCGCGATATTCTCAAAAAAGGCGATGTCTTTTAAAAACGATACTATGCCCTCGCTAATCGTCGAGGCTACGCTAGTTAGCACCGCATTTTCACCGCTCTTTCGCATTTGTAAGGTTTCGGTGGCTTCAGCGGTCTTTTTCTCGTCTAGTAGCAGGCGTGCGCCTAAAATCGACATCCGCTTTTCTTTGACTGCGATACGGTTTTCAAGCGTGCTTAAACCGGCGCCGCTAAATTCTAAAAAGCCTACTTTAGCATCGGGGCTATTTATCGCCCAAACCGCCGTCGAGCCTATTTTTAATTTGCCCTCCGTTTCGCCCTGATAACCCGTAACGTAAGGCGTCGGTAGCGCCGTAAAATGCGTGCCGTGTTCTAAATCGACCTCGCTTCTAAAATGGCTGATATTAACCCGCGCCAAATCAAGCAAAGGCGGTTTTTCTACCGCTGTTTTTAAATCGTTCACGTTAAAAAACGTAAACGGCAAATATTCGAGTTTGCGCCCGTTTGCGCTCGGGTAAATTTCGCTTACTACTTCAAAATTACCCGCCTTTGTTTCGCTAAATACTCTTTGACGGTAGTAGCCCTCGTGCAAATCAAGCACTCGGTAGCGCGTTTTTATCTTATCCACAAACTCGTCCTGCGTCGGCTCGGTGTAAGTTTCCGCAAGCACCACGAGCGACGTAACGTTTGAGCCGTTTATTTTCGTAGTTTTCCAGTTGATGATATTTTCAGCCTTGTAAAGCGTGGCGTAAGCTCTTAAATTTAGCCTTTCGGCTTCAAGTTTGGAGTAATCCGCCTTTTCAACGCTAGGCAGATCCACGAGCACGCCGCAACGCCCGACGCTTAGGCACTCGTCGGCGATGTTTTTCGCCAAAGCCTCTAGGCTATCGTCATCTAAGCTGATATTTTCGCCGATACTCTTTAACGCTTCGGGCAGCTCAACTTTAGGCGGCTTGGCAAACAGCAACCCCGTGAGCGCGACCTGCGTTCTAGCCGTCGCATTGTAAAACTCCGCTCGCCCTACGTAGGCTTTGTATTCATCGGCTTCTTGATCACTTAATTTAGGCACGTATTTTTCTTTCGCCACCTCGCCCGCCAAAGCATCGCGCATTAGCTGCCATTTGGTTAAATTCTTTAAATATTCGGGGTGTTTTTCATTAACTGCCATAAAAAGCCTTTTTTCTTTGCATTATACGCTTAAACTCCGACTACCTTGATTTGGTAATCCCGCGCCGTGATAGGGTATTTATACGCGATTAAGTAGCCTAGCGCGTCATTGTAGTCATCGTTTGCGGGGTGGGCGTCGCTTTTTTCGGGCAGTTGGGTTTTATTGTCCCACGCTTGCTGTTCTAGCGCCTTTGTCAAATTCGGGCATTTTGAGACATTGACGAGCAAGCGGCGTTTGTCAAATAAGTTATTTACGCAATTTACGCGGTCTTTAATGCTCGGATTTGAGTGATTTACGAATACCAAATGCCCCGCGCCTCTTAAAATTTGCGCGTCCGTTTCGCTCGCGCTAGTTTTTCTATTCTGCCCGCTAGCATCCGGATAAATAATAATTTTATGCCCCTTGTATCTATCTTTTAGCGTCTGCGCCATAGCGTAGGTGTCGTAACTAATAACCTCATCTACCGCGTGCGTGGTTATTACGCCTTTTTTATCCGCTCGCTCCACGCAGACTATGTTTATGCAGCCGCCGACGTTAAAGTCCGCGCCGATGTGTAGCGTTTCGCCCCCCTTGATGGTCTCCGCACTTGCGTGAGTGTCGCGGCTAAAATAGCTATACACGGTGCCGCTGGTTAAATTTACGAATTCGCCCTCTAAATAAGCCTTAAGCAAATTCTCGGGGTATTGCTCTTTTAGCGTGTCGATAAAATCAGGCGGCAGATATTTATTGTCGGCGGTCTTTGCTTTTATCAGCCGTTTAGTATCGCCGCCTTTTTCTATGAAAATTTGATATGTGGCGCGGAAGCCCTCGGGCGTCGTCGTAATGATAAATTGCCTAGTATTACCCGCTCTTAAACGTCCTAGTAGTTTTTCATAAGCTTTTAGTGCGATCTCGGTCTTTGACGTATCAAACTCGTCGCATATTATCCACGCGGCGTTTATGCCGATAAGTCGCCCCCAGTTTTCCATACTGCGGCACAAAATAGGCGTTTTTGCGCCGTTTACGTCCAAAGTAAATACCGCGCTTGATTTGTTAAATTTATACGGCACGCGCCACTCAATTAACGCGTTTTCAAGATCGCCAAATAAGATGTCGCGCAAAAGAGGGTATGTAGGCTCGGTTATCACGCCTGCGCAACCCGGGTTTAAAAACGCCAGCTGCAAGGCTTTTCTAACCGCGGCGTATGTTTTTCCCGCGCCGTAACCGCTGACTAAGCCTATGATTTTCGTGCTTGTGTCGGCTAGTAGCTCGTATTGGTGCGGTAGCAGCTTGACCTTTAGTTTACTCATCTTTGCTTATCACGATCTGTTGAATTTGGGCTTCTTGGCTTACGTTTGCGTTGTTTATCGTAGTGCCGCCAAAACGAGGATTAACGCCGAGCGTTAGGCTGGCTTTATCTATCGCGTCTTGCAAAGCTTTGAAGTCGTTTGCGTTTAGCTCCACAGGCTCGAAAGTCTGCACCCCGTCGCCGACGCCCACCTTTTCGTATTTGGTGTTTTTATCTAGCATTTCTGTGATTTTGGCTAGGTTTTTTTGCGTGGCGTTTTCGATCAGCCGCCTATTATAAAATTCATCCCTCGCAGCGTTCGCGATCGCGTTCGTTTGTTCGGGCGGTAATGTTTCTCTTGCCGACAGCAACGCTACTTGGGCGTTCACTAGGTGTTCGTTTTTGGCTTCCACCCCTTTTGTAATTTTATTTATCGTGCTGGTGGATAAATCGTATTTTTTAGCCAACTCTCTTTGCGAAAATTTGCCCGTCAAGTGGTCGGCTATTATTAATTTCCTTACCTGCTCTGATAGCTTCGCCACCCGCTCCCCTTAAAATTTAAACTCTAGTTGTTCTTTTTTAACCCTACGCGGGCGTTTGGTTTTATTTCTTAGCTTTGCGCCGCCTTTGTCATACGACTTCTCAAACACGCTATACGCCTCAATGTTTGCAAAGTCGTCGCGGCTAAATATAACGTCCGTTTTAGGGATTGTAGCTAATACGGCTTCTTTATATGGTTTCATCGGATCGGCCTTAAAATCCGCACGCACGCCCTCTAACGCGTCAAGATATTCAGGCTTATATCTGGCAAATTCTAAGTCTTTATACGCCCGCTTCGGCTCTATGCCGATCTTTAGCGATATTACGCACGCCATAAGACGGAAGTCGTCATTAAAAAACTCCGATAATGCATAAAATCTATCGACGTCGTATTTCAAACTACCGCGTTCTCCCTAGCTCGCTTTCGATAAAATCTATTGCCTCGCCCGAGCCGTAGCACACTTTCGCCTTTGCGTAGCCGTAGCAGTTGATAGTATCTATCCAGTCCTCTTGCTCGTCCGATACTCTGCTTAGGCTCTTTTTTGCGCGCTTCATCTCGACGAATACGATCTTGCTCGGCAAAAATACGAGCATATCGGGAAAGCCTGCGCTAGTCCCCATAGCTTTGAGTTTCTTTTTGTATTGCACACTAGCAACTCTTTCGTTTGCTACGTGCGTAAACGGGATTTTATTTACTCGTAGCCAATCGGCGAAATACATCATCTCGTGATCCTCTAGCGGTACTTGCCCCATCGCTTTTGCATACGCTAGAGTGTTTTCGTATTTTGGCATCATTAAAACAAACTCCCTTGCTCGCCTTTTACTCTTAGCTCACCCTCGCTTAGCCTCTTACACTCCCTGCCGCCTGCGACGAGTATCACGACTTCGCAGCTTTCAAAGTCTACCAAAAGCACGTCGTAAAAATTCTTTTGGCCGTTTGGTTTGAATTCGAGTTTCATCCCGCCGCCTTATTTATTCTACTTAATAGCCCGCCGACGCTTGGCTTGTTTTGAATTGCCGCTCGCCCCTGTTTAAATTCAATCAGGCTCATCGGCTCCTTGTCCTCGCCGATAAAATAGATTTTGTCGAATTTGTTTGTTTGATTGTTAAAGTTGTTCGCCCTTTCGCTTCTGCCTATGAGATATGCGGGTGCGGTTTGATTAGGCTTTGAGTAGGTTTTGTAAAGTTTCTTAAACTCCCATTTTTTAAAATCCTCCCACTCTTTGCCCTCTAGGTTGCCCACCGCTTCCCAGTCGCCCGCCGCATTTACCACGCTCATAATAGCCTTGTTGCTAAAGCAGACGCTGCGATCCGTGCCGTATTTGTTTATCGCGTAGATTAACTCGTCTAACGCTAGCTGCGCTTTGCTCTCAAAATCGCCCTCTACGACCTCTAAAATCTCGGCGATCGTCGGCATATTTGAATATTTGCGGCTTTGCCTTAGCTCTCTTAACCCGCGTTTTAGCTCACTCGCGTCAAAATGCCCCAAGTCCTCAAAATAAAGCGCGATAACCGCTGGGCTAAGATCAGCCTTGTAGTATTCGACTATCGGCATAAACACGTCGTAAAACTCATTTGTCGTCATAATTTCCTCCTACCATATGCCCTTGACCGCTAGCTATTAGTTGGGCTTCAAATTCTCTAAAAGCTCGCATCGTGTTGAGCGTGCCTTGATTTAGGCCGTGCGGGTTTGTCGTAGCGTTGTTTGGGACGTTGCGTCCGCCACCGTTTTTGTCCGGTTTAGGCTTGAATACGCCCTGCCACTCGTTCGCCATAGCTTCTCGTATGCAGGCATTGACGTCTATACCCTCGCTCGCCCACTTAGCCCACTCGCTAAATTTCATTTCGATACCCTGCTTGCTAAGCTTTTCCTTGCGCTCTTTCTTGTAGGCTAGGTATTGCTCCCAAAGATTAGGGTCGAGGAAATCCGGCAAACTCGGCTTAGGGGGTAAGGGGGTATTATTAGAAGCTTGTAATTTTAAGGCTTGTAATTCATTACTGCTTGTATTATTCATTCGCGCGCATACATTATATGGCGGACGGGATATTTGCCGCTCGCGGACGTTGGATTTTCCGTTCGCGGACGAGCTGCGTTTTCTAGGGCTACGATCTTGATTTTACGATTAGTTACTACCGCACCGAATTTTTGTAATTCAACCTCAACGTAGCCCAAATTTTTTAATTTAGTTACGCCGGAGCTAGCCCAATCTTTCGACTTACCCAGCTTCTCGCCCAAATACTCGTTAGATGCGTAGCAATAACCCTCTTTTGCCGATAAAGAGGATATTAAGAGCAGTAGTCTAAGCTCGTTTTGTATTCGTTCGTCGAGCAACCACGAATTAAAACAAATTGCGTAGCCGTTGTTTAAATTTTCATTCATTGTTTTTCTCCTTAGGTAACTTATAGCCGAAACTTAGGAAATAATCATCTACGATCAATGTGCCGTTTCGTTTAAGATTCTTGACGACCTTACGAAAAGTATTGCGGCCAATCCCTGCAGCTTCTATAATCTTTTGAGACCGGATATAAACAAACTCGTCCGTCCCCGCCTTTTTTATTTCGGCTCTGATAAATTCAAATACCGCTTTTTCGCTTTCGTTCATCCCTCATATCCTCTCTAGGCATTACGCCACCCTTTCAACGGCTTTTAAAATTTCCGCACTATGACCCGTAACAGCGTCTTTTTTAGTGCCGACTACGACCAGATAGCCGCGTTCTAATAGCTCATTTGCGCGGCCGCATACGCAGTTTATAGGCTCTCCTAGCGCGCGTGAAATCTCTTGACGCGTCGCGCCGTTTGGCCGCTTTTTCATAAACTCGTATATCTCCGCCCGTTTGCCGTTTAGAAACGGTTTTATGGCGCGATATGCTTTGATTGAAGTTTCAGCGATCATCTCACGCTCCTAATCTAAATTCTTTATTTTTTGCGAGCTTTATACTCTCTAAAATCATTTTTACGACGTTTACGCTCATCGCGTTACCGGCTTGCTTATACGCCTGCGTATCGCTTACGACGATTTTGAAACTCTCGGGAAAGCCTTGCAGACGTAGGCACTCTCTAGGGGTTAGCTTACGTATGCGCTCGGCTTTTAAAAGATTGTTTCGCTCAAAGCCGCTCGAGCTTATCGTAGGGCAGGTCTCCAACTCGTATCCTTTATTAAAACCTCTTGTTTTTTGCAGTATTTTTGGCGTATGCCTGGTAGTCATCGTCGGAGCTATTCCGCAGGTATCATATATGCGCCTTATGCTCTCGTTTCCTTTTGCGTCAAGCTCGCCGACGACCTTGATAAAAGTATCTGTCCTGCGGTGTCCCGGGTTTGTAGTGAGAGTGTCGCCAACACTCTCGTTTGCGTCTTTGGGGCGAAATTCGCCGTTAAATTTGGGGTTTTTGCTGCGAAAATGCGCCAAAGCCCTATCGATTAAAAAGTATTTTTCCTCTACGCTCGCATCCAAAAAATCAGCCAGCCGTCCGCAGCCGGTTTTAGGGGCTAGCGAAAAAGCGTAATACTCGTCCGCGTTTAAAAACCCCGTAATATAAGCGCGCTCTCTGTTTTGCGGGATGCCGTAGTCTTTGGTGTTTAAAATTTCGGCGTGGCAAAAATAGCCTAGCCCTCGTAAAGCATCTAAAAATCTTTGATAGCTTTTGCCGCCGTTGATTGACAAAAAGCCCTTAACGTTTTCGTAAACAAAAACGCTAGGGCGAGCTTCGCTAACGACGCGGTAAAATTGCCATATCAAGCTGCCTCTTTCTCCGTCCTCGCCTGCGCGCTGCCCTGCGATTGAAAAGTCCTGACAAGGACTGCCGCCTATCAAAATATCTATCTTGCCGGCGTAAGCTTTGGCATCAAGATCGCAAACGTTCTCGTAAAAAACTAGCGGAGCGTCGTGATTAGCTAGATAGCTTTGACGCGCATATTTGTCTATCTCGCAGGCGAATACCGTCTCTACCTCGTCAAATACTTCGCGAGCTGCAAACTCGGGCGCGCCGATGCCTGAAAAAAGAGTGGCGAGGGATATTTTATACCTGCTTGCTCTTGCGCTTGTTTCCGCTATCATTTTTTGGCCTTTCAGCTTTATTCACTCTAAAAGCCCCTCGTGTTAAAATAGAAGTCCTCACAAAAATCCAACACAAGGAGCCATTACAATGAATACAAAGCTCATTATTTGACTTTCATTTAAGCCCTTGGTAGAATTCCAAGCGACCAAGCTAAAAAATTCAAACAAAGGACTTAAATGACAGACAAAGAAATAGCATTAGAGCTAACCAAAATCGTGATTGGTGCGGCCGGGTTAAAAACGCATACCGACACCGAATATAACTCGGAATACGGCGAGGCTAGATACAAAGACGTAGCCAAAACCGATATTGCAAAAGAAGCCGCTAGCATTTACAACGTTATTTTCGATGAAATAACGAAGAAAGCTTGAGCTCATCGTATCTTAGTCGCTCGTCGTAGTTAAACCTAGCTGCAATGAGCTTTATCATCTTAGTTTGGTCATCTCGCTCAAATTCCCTTAGCTTTTTGCTTATTTTTCTAAAAGTCTTATCGAAACGCTTAGCCTGCGCTTCGTAGTCTATTTTTTGATCTTCATTCATTTCCTCTCCTTTTTAGGTTTTTTGGCTTTGGCTTCTTGCTCGGATAGCCATTTGGGAAACTCTTTGCCCCATTTGCCAAATGGGACAATCCGCCTGTTACGATCTCTAAAATTTGGGTTCGGCTTCCTATTGCCATTCATAACACTTCTAGGCATTGATGTTTTGCCATACTCTTCCAATAGTTTTTTTCTGATAGTTTCTCTTAAGTTTTTCATACGCCAATGATACAATACGTGTCTTTATATTTTTCTTAAAAAGAAACCAAATGTGTTTATTTTTCTTGTATAATGATACAAACAGTATCATAAAGGAGACGCTATGGCATTGGCTGAAATACTTAAATACTATTTGAATGAAAGCGGCGACACGGCAAAAAACATTGCTGAAGAGTTAGGCGTAACCAGGGCGGCCGTAACCAACTGGAGCAACGGCATAAGAAGCCCAAAAGAAACGGCTCAGTATAATGCGCTATCTGATCGTATGGGCGTGCCGGTCGATAGGCTACTAGATGATACTTTTTTGGAAGACTATGAAATAGCGGAGCTTTTTTCTGATGATATTAAAAATAAAAAATGGCAACTTAAAAGAATGAAAAATTTAATCACAATTAACTATTATGAAGACGTTGAGGCCTCTGCTGGATACGGCATAGTTAATGCAGAAATAAAACCGCTACAAGTAGATGTAAGCCCCGAATTTTTAGAAAACGTCTTATCTATTCCACACTATGGTAATATTGATGTGGTCAAGGTGCGTGGCGATAGCATGGAGCCTTTTGTTGGCGACGGGGAAAGGGTGGTTATAGAACGTGGAGCGGAGCCAAAAAATGGGGATGTAGTAATAGCAAACTACAATGGCGATATTTACGTCAAGAAATTTTTTAAGAAGCCGCCCAAAAAATATGTAAAGCTAAGTTCAATGAATAGCTTTTATCCGGATATTGAGCTAGAAGGCGACGAGGTTGATAGCCTTATCATTGTTGGTATAGTTCGCGCCAAATTTAATCTTAAGATCAAGCTTTTTTCATAGTAGTCGGTAGCTACTCCATAAATTCAAAGAGGTTTTAGAAAGGGGCAATTGATGATATTAAGGGCAATATTTACCATAATTTTATTATATTGCCCGCTTTTTGCCTTTAGCGGCAAAGTCGTCTCTATTCACGACGGCGACACGATCACGGCACTTCAAGGCAAGCAGCAAATCAAAATTAGATTATTCGGTATCGACGCGCCCGAGCTTAAGCAGCCATACGGCAAAAAGTCGAAGCAGTTTTTAGCAAATTTGATAGTCGGCAAAGTCGTAGAAGTCGATAAAAACGGCAAAGATAGATATAAGCGCACGATCGGCACAATTTATCTCGGCGACACCGACATAAACGCCCAAATGGTAGCAAGTGGCTACGCGTGGGCGTATCGCAAGTTTTCAAAGAAATATACTGCGCAAGAGAGCCGAGCAAAAAAGCAAGGCTTAGGGCTTTGGCGAGATAAAGAGCCTACCCCTCCGTGGGAATGGAGGAAGCGCTAAATTTTAAAGATTTCTTTTTTCTTTGCATTAAACTCCTCTTGCGTTATAATGCCTTTGTCTAGCAAGTCTTTAAATTTCATTATTTCATCCGCTTCAGATCCTTTTTGCTCAATCTGTTGTGGTGCAGGTGTATCATCAAAGCTAGATTTTGCATTATGGCAATATTTTAAGATGATTTGAAAAATCCTGTCGTCAACATCTACCACGCATTCTTGTCCGTCTTTAAATTTTAAGGCTATTAGTTTAACCTTATTATTCTTTGCACTAAATCCGGCAAGTAGCCCTATTGGCCCTAGTAAAACAGCACCCAGTCCACCCCTGATTATAGCGCTTGAAGCTGATTTGGTGCTATTTTCATCAAGTATTTCGTAATGCGTTATATTCCCGTCCAAATATACTGTTTTACCGAGAAACATCCCGCCCTCTTTCATTGTATGAAAAGTTACTATCCCAAAACTCCTAACTACGTCCCAACCCTCATAAGCTCCCGCAATAACTTTATTTTTAGCCATTTTTTATTCCTTTTCTACGCCTTTTTAATGGGGTATGAAATTATACCATAAAAACATTTTTATTACTGTATCTCTTTTGACACATAATGTATCTTTTTTAAGGAAACAATAAGGACACATATTGTATCATTCACTTATCCAAACGGATAAGGCGACCCACGCCGAGGTTACGTAACCTAAAGCTACGGGTTAGCGCACTAGGGAAGCGATATTGCCCTAGCCAGATCAGCCCTGATCGCGCGTGTATATCAGAGCTTGAAAAATCCACGCAAACTTTTTTAACGTAAAGCGATATGAATTTATCTAAAAGGAAGCAGTATGCAAGAATTCATCATCAAAAAAGGAACTACGATAAAGATAAACGGGTTGCCTTTTACGCTAAAACAAGATACTAAAGTATCCGGAACTAGCGACAATTACAAATTAGCTTTCAACCAATCGGAGCAAGCGGTATCAAAGCCCGTCCAAGCGCCTAAGTGATCGCTAGTTTGAACCACCAAAAGCTTGTCGTTTTTATCGATCGTTTTTTCTAAAAAACGGCAAGCATCTTCAGGCGTAAATAAGCTTTTTATTATCCACGTCGAATCAAGACAATGCCAAGGCGCACCCGACGCTAGGGTTTTTATCCCGTCATAGAGATCCTTGTAATTTTGCCCTTGTTTGTTTAAATCATAAGAAATTATAAGAGTATTCATATCATATCCTTTTAAAATCGGCAACCCGGCAAATTCTAAATTTATATCGCTTTACGTTTTGTTAAATTCATTTATGGCGGTAGCTTAATCGGTAAAGCCGCGGACTCCAAATCCGCAAGATGTCGGTTCGACCCCGACCCGTCCTGCCACCGTATCTTAAAACAAGCCCCGCTGCTTCCTTAAGTTAATAAGTTTTACATAAACACTAAAAGGTTGATAGGTTTTGCGAATTTATTCATCTTTGCGGGGTTTGTTTTAGGATATACAAAAAAAAGGAGAAAAAACGATGAATGTATTTAAAAAATACTGCCCTAACGTGTGGGTAGCAGAATGCGACGAAAAGCACGATAAGGGAGAGATTATCACTCTTGAAACACAATACGGCAAAGAGGTGGAGTGCGAAGTCTATAACCTAATAGCCGAAAAAAGCGATAAGTTTTATTATTCTATCGTGAGACTAGATGAAAACTACGCCGAAAGAAAAGCCGAAAAATACAGAAACTCACAGTCCCTGCACGAAGCAAAAAGCAATGAGTGGTATGAAAAAAGCCAAGAGGGCGCGGAGTTTTTACGTCTGGCCGAGCCGATAAAGATCGGGCACCACAGCGAGCATAGGCACAGAGCCCTAATAGAGCGCAACTGGAATAGGATAGGCAATGCCGTAAAAGAACAAAAGGTGGCCGATGAAAGAGCTCGTAAAGCCGAGTATTGGGAAGCTAAGGCCGAGGAGACAAATCTATCAATGCCTGAAAGCGTAGAGTATTTTGCGGCACAGCTAGAAAAAGCCAAAGCGCGCCAAAAGGGGCTAAAAGACGGCACGATAAGACGCGAGCATAGTTATAGCCTAACTTATGCGACAAGAGAGGTTAAAGATTTAACACAAAAATTAGAAATAGCCCAAAAATTATGGGCCTAAACTTCAATAACGGGCTAGTCATCTCTAGCCCTAGAAAGGATAAGCCGTGTGGCTATTTAGGTTATTTAGGCGGCTTAGACCGCGTAAATTTATGATAAAAAATATTAGATTTTTAAATTTGAAAGGATAGAAAATGACACCAAGAAAATATGAGACACTCCGCGATTTTGCAAATGATGAGATCAAGAAAAGAGTTAGGAGTGGCCAACTACATAGCGATGATAATTACGGCAGTCACCGCCAAGATTACATAGAAAGGAATTATTTTTATGTAGAACCTACCAAGGACGGTGGGTTGGAAATAGACTTATATCTGG